CTTGAATGGGCCCCGTAGTCCCATAACCGACACTTGTTCAGAGTGTCAGCGTGTCCGGCTTCCACCGGTTAGACGCCTCGACGTCTAAAAAGGAAGCTAATCCTTAAATGGATCTCCGTAAACACGGAGTTTCCCACCAAGGTTGGTGGTAACACTAAAGGAGATCTTTAGTGATGGCCCCGAATTAATCAGGGTCATCTGGTCTAAGTCGTCTCCGACATAGATCCAGCCAGAGAAACCTCTGGTAATCATCTTCTCAAGATGATTAACGGATTTAAACCGTTCCCTCCCGAGGGAGGCATAAGATTCCAAGTTTGGAATCTTCTTCCAGAAACGACTGGAATCTTTCAACCACTTGTTGAAAGTGCGTGGTTCCCTTTCGGCACCACCTTTCAGAAATTTCTGAAAATTGAGAACTCTCTCAATCTCTTCCGGGAGGGAAGATAAAGGCACAAACCCAATGCGGGCGGCCTCATTTCTCAAACTTGAGAAATCAAATTTCCTTGTATAAGGATCATCAGGTATTTCTACCTGAAAATCTGCTTTAAGCAGATTGATAATATATGAATCATCATATATTCGGTCCCCTCTCAAGGACCTATCTCCAGGAAGAGCTCTGGAGTACTGAAGAAAAATTTCCTTCAGTATCGGAGAAGAATCCGATGATAGCCCGTGTTTAACGCGGCTATTAAGGCTCGATAGAGCATTAAGGCGGACAAATCGATCAGCCTCTGATTTAGCATCCAGAATGCTAAAGATGTAGCCAATATATGGCCACATGAAGGACGGCATCAAGCTGTCCTCAATGGGAAGACCCATTCCACCTGCCGATGGAGGCAGGTATATAGGCATTTTACATGCCTCATTCTTGATTATAGAATATGAGAAACATCTATCAAAGATGTTTCTGAAATAGCTCAAAACAGCTATTTTGAGATTTTTATTCTCAAAGTAATCAAGTTGATTACTCAACATCCTACCTTTTCCGAGGATGGAACTCCTATTATCGGAGTGTTCACGAGACATCGTCGTGAGAAGACGCGACTTGATCACGTCTACATAGAGTACTTTAAAGTCCTCTCCCTTGCCTGAAAGCAAGGCATGGTCCTCACAAAAGATGAGGACCCTCTTGGAGATTCCGTCTTTCCAAGAGAACAACCAACCCAAATCGGTTGCTATCCTCCGAAAGAGGAGGATTCGGCGGAGTTTCCGCCGTAAGGCTGCGACATCATCGCCGCAGATACAGCAAGGTTCCTTGCTGGTTAACTCCGTGCCTCTCGGAGGAGCTATCCAAAGAGGAATTCTTGGATTCTGATAATAAAAATCAGAAATCTCCTCAACAAGGAGATTTTCTAACGTAAGCGTTAGAAAACTCATGGGTTCTCCCATGAAAGAACCTCTCTGGTTGAGAGTACCATCTTTAAGATGGGGAAGTACTTTCTTGTACTTAAGAGGGAAATACATTTCTCTCTGCGACACTATAAGTGACGCGAACACCCAAAACGGGTGTCGATTTGGCAAACACTTGAGAAAGCCTTGCCAAATGCTCTTGAGGACATCAAGAGGAATCAGGTCGGTAGCTGATTTATAATCTGACGATTGACAGATTGGGTCCTCGAATTCGGGACCAACTTTCTCAAGAAATTTGAGAAAGGACCACATCTTATTTGTGGAACGTAGCCCAATGCGGGCTCGACCATCACGTGCAATGATGGGTTCAGCCATGAACCTCATGGCTCTGGTTACCAAAGTAAACCATGCTTGGTTTTTACCAAGAGGCCTGGTTTTTGCACCAGGCTCCGCTAAACAATCAAGTTTAGTACGCGGCATCGAGAGAGGCCGATAAATGAGATGGTGTCTCATTAAAGGTCCCGTAATAAATGGGATCTTAAATCTTCCAACAAACAGGAAGTTTTCAAAGCTGATAGGCTTTTTATCAATATCAGAAAGATATTCTCCCTGCAAATAAGCAAGGGAACTTGCCAGTAAAAGGCAAGTTTTCCCAAGCTCTGAAGGTAGAGCTTCATCTCCAATAAACTTGGAGGCCTTTCGACGTTTAGCCGAGAGTCCAGCCCCGCAATATAGGGCTTGAAGGAGAGTCATCTCCTTGGTCTTGAGACCCAAGGCTCTCAGACCACGACCAAGCGTATAAAACGACTGTGGTCGGGGGAACAAAAGTTCCCCATAGACATCACGAATGTCTATAATTTGGCCGAACTGGCCAAAGAAACTTGGAAGAGAAACATTCCAAGATCCAGGACCATATGAAGGTCCTACACGTACCTCTGAAAGAGGGACGTCAATCTCAGATATCCAATCTGAGACTTCACCAGCAAGACCACCGTCTTTCTGGGACTTCTCGAAACATCCAGAAGTAGACACTGAAACATGAGTGTGTACAGGCATCTCTCGGACGCCTAATCTCCTCGCGAGAGAAGATGAGAAAACTTCAAGTGTTTGAAGTTTGTCAGGACTTGTTGTTCTTTCGATAGAAAGAACAGAGACCTGCTCGTCAAATGCATTGACGCACATTTGGCGTGTGGGGCACGGGAGTGCCCTACCAAATGTACGAATCTGACAAAGATTCGCAAGTTCACGGTCCGTGAACTCAAGATTGATTAAACAATCTTTCCATCTTTTAAGATGTCCATCGAACCAAACAAGTTCGATTTCTCCGGTTTCGGAGTGGTAACCCTTCCAATAAGGAATGGTTGGAGGGTCAGCGTTATGCTCCCTCTGGTCGCTTAACGCGGCCCATTGCAGGCAGCCTGCAATAGACTTCAAACCTTGAAGTAGCCTGTCAAAATTAACAGGGACAAAAACTTTAAAAGTTTTATTCTTCTTTTCCGAGAAGACACTTCGAGTAGAACCCTCGAAGGCAAACTTTAAAAACCAAAGTTTGTATTTCTGTATAGATCTATACAGAGCACGATCACGCTTGACGGGATCAAAATACTGGTTCAACAAAACAGTATGCATGTTGGCAATCCAACATTCCTCGACAAATTTCCATTGGCGAGAAGAAGAATATACCATTCTTCTAAAAGTACCAGATGGAAGGTACTTCCCAACCATCGCATAAAGGCGATGGGAACCTTTAAGGTTCGGCTTCGGATCGAAGCATCCCCGGCCTCCCGGGGCCTGGCCATAGGTGGCCAGACGTAGACAAAGGTCTACTAATGGATTGGAAACAACCCATTTGGACAGACGCCTGTCGGTCCAATTCTCCGGCTTACCGAAGAACTTATGTTGGTAAACATAAGGAAGTGGGCCTGATCCCACTTGTGGCTGACTGGAATTTACGGGACCAGTCGACCCGGCAGCTTGAACAGGC